CCTCTCAGCGTCTTTGGCTAAATGTTTTTTCGGGTCTTAAACGCTGACAGCAATAAAGTCAGCTTATTTCCTCTAAGGTCAAGCGATACGAGCGCGACCTTTCTTCCCTTCTGAATTTCAAAACGCCCTTTATCGTTGAGCCGGGATTTTCCGTTTTCAATTACATCAGCTATATCTGAAAGAAATTCTGCGGTCCCGATATTCTGCTCGCCCCTCCGCTTGAGAATATGCTGAAGTCCGAAAGAATTATCTCCCCAAACCAAATCTATATTCCCTAGGTCTTCCCGTTTGAAGGCACCTTTTACGTGGCCTTTTCTCTCTTCAAGAATCTTATCGATTGCGGCTTGGCCTTTAACTCCTGTGTACTCCGGGCCGAGCAATGAGGTTATGTCTTGCGGCCTTTCGCTTTCCTCTTCATCAGCAGTCTCGCTTTTCTCGGGAATCGACGCAGATCCAGATCCTCCGCCAGCACCAAATTTTCCATCATCGCTTCGAGGGTGATCGTCTTCATTCCATTGGCCATCCTGCGCAGCAATTACTGCGTCATCGTCCTCACCCTCTCCATCAGGCTTGGCATCCGCATCAGGAAGCGTCGGAACATCCTCGACATCAAGCGATGTGTATCCAGATTTCGGATCAGCAGCAAGTCTGGCTCGCTCTTCCAAATTGCTGATTGATCCAGTTTGAATGAGGTTCGCTCCGGTTTCAGAATCCGTCTTACGGATCCTTGCCTGGGCCTCTTCGTCAACCTGCTTGAGCGGAATCCATTCAATGCCGATTGCCGGATCAATCTCGCCGAATTTGTCTAGCTGGATGATTGAAATAATCTTATGCAGGTTGTCCGAAAAGAGGTCTTCCTGCATGGAGTTGATATAGTCGTAATAGACCGATATTTCCCCCTCATCCGATGCGTTTAGCCCGGTCGGCGTGATGCCGAACAGCTTGACCAGTGGCGTATGGCACGGAGCCGCCATGTGCTCTTGCGATTGCGCCTGCAGCTTGTCCAGCCCGGCCAACGACGTGTTGAACTGGAAAAATTCCTCGGTATCCTTATCTAGAAGCATCAGGCCACGGTTGTCGCGCGCCTTGTTGAACAGGGCCGCACGATCGAAAATGTTCTGCCCCTCCCCTCCGGCAAGGGCATCACCCATATTCGTCTTTAAACCGCTGATTGAGAACGAATGCAGCAGGTCGGACACAGAATCACGCGTGCGCAGCCATGAGTTAACGTACGGCTCCATCAACTGCGACATGCTCATGCCGCCGAAGTTGTAAGCCGGCTTTAACATGTCCGGCACCTCGCGGCTGACGAACGTCAGCAGGCGGCTTGCATGGGTGAGTTTTCCCATGACAAACCAGCTCGTCGGCTTGAAAAAATCTTTCGCGAGCGGGTCCGTCGAATTGTATGCATATGGCGCAGTCCAGATCGGTTCGACCGACTTGAACCCTTCTAGCGTTCCAGGCTTGATCGTTTCCTTTCTGATCACAAGCGGGATCTGTCGTGTTTCGTCCGTATCGCCTTTCAGACTGACATGGATTTGCCCGCGCCCGAAAAATCCATCATGCTCGGCGGCCGTCCGGAACAGATCACGAACCTTGTGCCGCTTCAGTTCGGACTCGATAACCTCAATCTTGCCCGCCTTATCCCCTTCTCCGTGCGAAACGACCTTGCACCACTTCCGAGTCATTTCCTTTGCGGTGGTTTCGGTCGGGCTACGGTATTCGGATCGCTGAGCCAGTTCGGACAGATACGGATAGCCCGGAAATCCCATCCCGCGATAGGTTTGGCTGGCATATTCATAGATGGCGGAATCTGCAGCATCCATTGCCATGTATTCCGGATCAGCCTTTGCTGATGCTGGGATCACCCACGGCGGCAAATCCGGGCGTTTTACCTCATACCGGACCGGCTCTGGCTCTTGCCCGGCGAATCTGGACAGCAAGGAATAGCTGATAGCCAGCTTTTCGGCATGCGTCTGCCCGGCGGCGATGTGTTCTCGCGCTTTGTTTCGTCTGGTATTTCGGATTTTCATGCACGCCCTATCAAGGCTTGGTTTATCTGCAGCGGCGCGCTACCCGGCGCAAAGGCCATCACCAGCGCATCGGCAAGGTTCGGCGATTTCACCTCTCGCTTTGCCAAGTCCTTTTTGCTCTCGACCTGGACGCGACCGTTCTTGTCGTAATCGCGCTTTGGCGTCGACAGCTCTTCGATGAGTTGATCGAGATAAGGAAGATCGCTTGCGAGGCTTATCAGCTCGTCATCCTTGAACTTCTGCCCGTTCCTCACTGCATTGAATGTGTTCTTGAACCGATCTGCCAGCATCCACCAAGCCTGCGCCTTGATGTTGGCGAACATGTCTTTGTTCTTCGTGTGCTGTGTATAGAAAGAGTCTGGCCGGTATACCGCTCCACCAGCATTGAATTTCGCGTAATGAGTGGGCTTTCCTTCGATCAATGCCTTATTGAGCTCGCCGAACTTCGCCCCCGCCGATGCGCCCACGCCTATGGAGTCATAAATTATTTCTGACTCTCGCTCCCGCGCAGCGCAGTAAACACGCGTACAGGATTTAAGAAGCTCGTCCTCTCCGGCTTTCCACATATCGGCCCAAAGCACAACAGAGCCATGCGCAAACACGTTTGCACACTTGTCTTCACCCGAGTCGGCAACGTCGAAACCAATCCGCTTTCTCCCGGATATGGGGATGTCCAATGCCTTGTGAGCATCGACAGCCGCCATGATCCAGGAGCGCTTGATAATCGCTTCGTCATCGTCCTGCTTCGGCACACCGAGATAAATATGCTCGTATTCCTCGTAATCCTCTTCCTTGGCCGCATCGATAATCTGCAGCATCGTGTCAGACAAGAAAGGGTTCTCGTCGTAGTTGATCTTCCGAACAATCGTATTCGGCGGCGGATTGACCACGAACCGCTTATAGGCAAAGTCCGTTGCCAGCCTCGGGTTGAAGATTACCCAGATCTGTGAGCCTGCTTTTCGTACGGTCGGCTCAAGAATTTTCCACTGCGCCTCGGTCAGGTTGTGCGCTTCCTCAATCCAGAGAACGTCTATCCCTTCAAGCGACTTGATTTCATCAATCGAGCGCCACAGCCCATAGAAAAGGAACTCGCTGCCCGTCTCGATATTCGTGATGCTGGTGTCCAGAACCTTGAACCTTGACTGGAGCCCAAACCGATCTATCTGCGTTTTCAGCAGTGTGTAGACCGAATCGCTGATCCTGTTCTGAAACTGCCTGGCACAAACGAACCGAAGCTTGTAATTGTCGGTCAGGAACGTTGCGAAGCCAGCGGCATCCCATGACTTCGATGATGAGCGCCCTCCAACCAGAACGCGATTGCGCGCTTTAGCAAGCCAGAAGTACCTCAATGCTGGGTTCAGTGTCGGCTTAGCTGTCCCCATAGAAGTGGATCAATCCAGAAGGTGCTTTCGTGGCAGATGCCTTGTTCAGGTCATCCACTGCGTCCTTGTTCGCCCTCAGCAGGTTGATTCCGATTTCGCTGGACTCGTTCGCCATCTTCGTCAGCACCGCAATCCCCTTAAGCGTTTCCATGCTCTTGTCGGTCATCGGCGCAGCATCATCGATCTCTGCAACCTTACTGTTGGCGATGCCTGCCAGCCGGTGAGCCGTGGCCGCGCCGTACTCAGCAGCCGATCCCAAATGATGGCTGATGCTCGTAAGCTTCCTGGTGATGTCAGAAACGATATGCTGGCGGGCAACCGGAAGAGCCGCTATTTCTGCGGATATTTCCTTTGCCTTCTCTTCAACCTGAATCTTCTCTTTTGCTAGGGAAAGCAGTGATTTTGCTGTTTGTCCGCGCGCGGATTTTTGCGGACTTATGCGCCTCCTAATTGCAGCTTCGTCAACGCCATACTCTTTGGCAAGTGACCGGATAGATTCACCGTTTACGAGGTGCCTGCGCTCAACATCAATCCACTGGTCAGCTGTTAAAGATGACTTTCTACCCATTTATATAACTCGTTCACTTCGGCCGAAAATAATTTGTATATCGGAAGATGTGCAAACCGCACCCCTGCAATTTCACATGCCTCCATAATATGAAGGCTTACAGAAGGCTCTATCGGCGCAGTCAGGATGCGATTTATGTATTTCGGCGGCCGCCGAACCATCTTCTTCCTTATCCCGACCTCATATAGGCAGAGCTGTCCTATCCCAGCCAGTATGGTGCGCACATCGTTTTGTGCTTTCACTTCGACAATAGAAATTCCTTTGTCTTTGTGGAACAAGAGCAAGTCAATTCTTCCTCCACACACTGAAAATTCAAATCGGTGCCGTTCTATCTTCTTTACGCCAAGAACCTTTTCAAGGTCGCCAAACATTAAAAACAGCTTCAACATCAGAATTGCTGCGGCTTCGTTATTCCTCGACTTGAAAAGCTCGCTAGCGAACGAGTAAAAATCTATTGATTTGATATTCACGCTTCCTTTTTTTGCCATACATCACCAGAAAAAAAGACCAGCCCGAAGGCTGGCCGAAGTCGCACTATCAACTGAAGGAAAGGCACTACAAAAAATATAACTTCTCCCTTGCATAAAGTTATATTCGAGTTATAATATAACCCATGAACACGATCAACTGGACAAACAAAGCAGCCAAGCAACTCCGCAAAATTGCGGACAAGAAGACGAGCGCTGCAATCTATGACGAAGTACAGGTTCTTGCTTCATGGCCCAATGCTTCGGCTGACATCAAGCGGCTTCAAGGCCGCGATGATTACCGCCTCCGCGTTGGGAACTACCGTGTAATCTTCGAAATCGATACGAATAACCGTCCGGTTATCATCACCATCATGCAAGTGGAAAAACGAAATGAACGAACATACTAATATTCAGATCATCAGGGACGGAGCGGGGAAACCCGCTTTCGTCGTCATCCCTTACTCCGATTATGTCGGCATGAAAGGGAATGCCCCGGAACATAAAACCGATGCGCCCATCCCTAATGAAGTCGTCGGCAAAGTCATCAAGGATGGCATGACCATCGTCCAAGCTTGGCGCGAACACCTGGGCTTGAACCAGGTCGACGTTGCCGCCAGGCTCGGGATCTCTCAACCGGCTTATGCCAAACAAGAGAAGAGTGATAATCTGCGCAGGTCAACCAAAGAAAAGATTGCCGCGGCCTTCCGTATCGACGTTTCTCAACTCGATTGGTGATTCAGGGATTGGGCTGGCATCCGGTTACGCCGAAGCGCTGCCAGCACGGTACTGAAGAGATAAAAATGAATTCAGGCGAGTTACAGCGTCTCGCGCCGTTATGCTTTACGGCTGATTAGTGGCTCATATTGCCGGTCAGGAAGCCGGCTTGCCTCATCTTTTGCCCAAGGTGGCATCACATAACACATCCGAAATGCTGGTTTCTATCTCAAATAATGGGCGCAGAATGCAAAAAACCCGGCAGCTTTTGGCTCCGGGTTCTTCAGTGCGAATTAACGCACTCTACATTAATTGGATGCCATTTTTACATAAAAAGTGTGGTCTGTAAATAAAAACATGTGATTTTGTTCATCTCGTTGCAAATCATCCACGCCACCGTGTCAGAACCATGTTGCACGCCTGCCGGACAAG